CCGAAACAGTTTCGCATGGAGGCCCCGCCGTTGGAGGGCCGCTTGCTCCCCCACCCCTGCCGCTGTGAGCAGGAGCGGCTTGACCGGGAGGCGGCGGAACAGGAGGCCCACCGTCACCACCGGGCCGTGGCCGATTTGAAACGCAAGGGCTTTACCGACCCGGCTATGCGGGAGTGGACGTTTGCCAATGACAACGGCAAATGCCCGCAAATGAAACACGCCCGCTTCTATGTTGAGAACTGGACGGCCATGCAGGAGGAAAACATCGGCTATCTGCTTTGGGGCGGTGTCGGCACTGGCAAAAGCTATTTCGCCGGTTGTATCGCCAAGAACACACATCGTTGGGGAATAAAATCCGTAATGCCAGAGAAAGCACATTTCCCTGCATTTTGTTACACTACTGAGCCCACAAATCGGTAGAATACATTTACATCCTGCCTGCGCTGACTATCTACGATGTATCGTTCCCCAATCTCAATATGGTCAATCAATTCGTCGATTGTAGGCCGATCCAACGCCTGTAAATCAAGGTGCTTTTTGACGATTTCCATCCAGCTATAAATGGCAGCGTTTTTCTTGTCTATACCTTCTATTTGGGAACAGAGCGCATCCATTCGCGTTGATTTGGAAATCCGCTCCTGTTCATTTTTCCCCATCAACACGGTAAACACACTCTCGCTGATCGTGCCGCTGCATTTGTCCTCGTAGAGCTTAGCAGTTAGCCCTTCCAGCTCTTGTATGCGGCGGTTTAGCTTGGCGATCTCATGCCTGATACCAGAGAAATACAGTTCATCGTATTCAGCACTTTTTCGCCTTAGCCTATCTGCCACCGCAGCTTCGTCTACTGCTACAGCTTGGGTCTGCGTCCTGATTTCCGCTAAGATAATCTGGGTCAACGACTTTTCAAAGATCGTATGCCTTGAGCAAACACTACCGCCAGAAGCCCCATGCCGCCCGCAATGGTAAGATATATACTCTTTGGTACTTCCATTTGAGAGCCGGTGACGCTCCGTATTGGCAACAAGCGCCCCTCCGCAATCGGCACAGACCAGCTTGCCGGAAAACAGTCGGTGTGATGGAGCTCTCCTTCCGGCATAGCGGCGAGTAGCTGCTGCGTTGACTTCCTGTACAGTATTCCAGACCTCTTGCGCAATGATTGCCTCATGCGTACCCTCACAGCGTATCCACTCTGCCGGCGGCTTCTTTACCATTGCGCTATCCTTATAGGACCGTGAGCCTATATAGTTCATAATCAGGTTTCCAAGATACACTTCATTGCGTAGGATATCTGTTACTACTACGCTGCTCCAGGTTAAGGACCCTCTGCGGCGCTCTTTACCACTCTGCTGATACCAGTACGCCAGAGGCGGCAATATGCTATCGTTATTGAGTACAGCCGCGATTTTGCTTGTGGATACACCGGATGCTCTCAACTCAAATATCCGCCGCACAACGTTAGCAGAGTATTCATCAATCACCAGCCTGTGCTTGTCCTCGCTGCTTTTGCTGTAGCCATAGGGGGCCTTAAAGGATAAACATTGGCCGCTTTGCTTTTTGGCAAGGAGGACGCTCTTGATCTTACTGCTCAGATCTCGCAGATGATAGTCGTTCATCAGGCTGCGGAAGTGGAGCATATCCGTGTTGTCCCCTTCACTGTCCAGGCAATCCAAAACGGAGACAAACCGGCACCCCAGGCTTGGGAACACGATATCTGCATACCGTCCTACCTCCACGTAATCGCGGCCCAGCCGGGACAGGTCTTTGACAAGGATAAGGTTGATAACGCCATTCCGGGCATCCTCCAGCATTTCCACGAATCCGGGGCGCTGAAAATTGCCGCCGCTATACCCATCGTCTATGTACGTCCGGGTTTCTACCCAGCCGTTGAGCATAACAAACCTGGAGAGTAATTCCTTCTGATTTTCGATGCTGACCGAATCCTCAGCAGGAATATAATTTCCGGATTTGGTGGGATTTGAAGCGTCATCCACGCTCAGGCGGCAGTACATTCCCACTCTGTATGTTTGATTCATACTGCCACCGCCTCTTGAATCAGCGCGTCATCCACATTGCCAACATAACGGTAAAAGACCTTCACCTTGCAAACGCGGATAGTTCCCCGCTTCTCTGTTTCGCCAACTTCGATCCGGTCAACCAGCTCAAACAGGATGGTTTCGTCCAAATTTTCGATCTCGGTATAGCGACGAATAATCTCCATCCAGCGGTCAGCGTTATATCGGTTTCCCAGCTGCGCCTTGACCTTCTGCTCCAAATCCGGAAGATCTGCGGCCTTCTGTGCCCGCTCCGTTTCGTATTTCTGAATCAACGTCTGAAAAACTGACTGCGGCACCACTCCAGCGCATTTATCCGCATAGAGATTTTCCATCAGTTTTTCCAGCTCCCTCACACGGACGGCGGCAGCCTTCAGCTCCTGCTCATAGGAAACCAGGCGGCTGTGCTGCTCCTTATCTTTCATACGAACGATTTGTGCCAACAGTCTCTCCCGGTCATACTCCGCGTACTGTGCCTTTTCGCGGATATCGGCTAAAACAAGCTGGTGAAGGGCTTCTTCGCTGATGCTGTGTATCGTGCAGGCCGCTTTTCCGCCCTTCGCGTAGCTGCTGCAAATAAAGCGGCTGTAACGCTTGATTTCACCGCCTTTCATGGGTATTCTGTCGATTTTGTTGCGCATCTTGAAACCGCAGTCGGCACAATAGACCAGACCAGTAAAGATACTCTTGATGCCGTCTGATGTATCGGATTTGCGTACCCGTTTTTCATCAATGCTGACCACAGTATCCCACATCTCCCGGGAGACAATCGGCTCATGAGTTCCTTCCACACGAATCCATTCTTCCTTCGGTTTCCGGACCATTTTGCTGGTTTTATAGGACACTTTCCCGAACTTCCCCTGGACCAGATTTCCGATATACGCCTCATTGCGAAGAATTGCTTTGACCGTTGTGTTGGACCACATGTTAATGGAGCGGTGCGGATTGTCCCGGCTCCGCTGCTGATAATAGGTTTCTCTGGGGGACTGGATGCCTTCATCATTGAGTACCGACGCAATGGCGAAATACCCCATCCCAGAGGCCCGCATTGCAAAGATACGGCGAACAATAGGCGCAGCATCTTCATCAATGATAAAATGATGCTTGTCCTCCGGGTCCCGCTGATAGCCGTAGGGGGGATATGTACCCATAAACTTCCCTGTCTCTGCGCAGGCTCTTTTAACTGCTCTCACCTTCTTGCTGGTGTCACGGCTGTAAAACTCGTTGAACAAATTCAGAAAGCACATCACATCTGTACTGCCATCAGCGTTCATCGTATCCACGCCGTTGTTAAGGGCAATAAACCGGCAGCCAATGGACGGAAACAGGTAGTCGGTGTACTGGCCGAACTCAATATAATTTCTGCCGAACCGGGAGAGGTCCTTGACGAGAATCACATTGATCCGGCCTGCCTTTGCATCCGCAATCAGCCGCTGAACGCCAGGGCGCTGGAAATTCGTTCCAGAGTAGCCGTCGTCGATGTACGTGTCGATCTCGTTCCAGCCCCGCTCCCGGACATACCGCTGGAGCAAGAGCTTCTGATTTTCGATGCTGACGGATTCCCCGTCGCGTTCATCGTCGTTGCTTAGTCTACAATAGATGCCCACATTGTATGTATTTTCAGCCATTTCCTTTTCCTCCCGGCTTGTCAGATTTCATACTATGTGCGGCGAATGGCTCCCGCCGGACTGCTCCGGCACCAGCTATTATAGAATGGACTGCGTATAAGACGCAAGGATGCGGCTGGCCGCAGGATAGTATATTTGCCGAAAAACATTCATCAACGATGGCCTCGGGCAGTTCCCCACCGTCTGGCTCATCAATGACCAGAGGTGTTAGGCATCAGCTCTGCCATTGCGCGGCGGACGGCAAGCTGCTCCAGCGTTTTGCCCAGGTCCTTCTCTCCAGTGAATACGCTGGTGACACGGTACAGCGTTTTCCCGATCATAATCTCCTTGTAGGAGGTTTCTATCTTTTTATCCTTTTCCATCTCATTCTACCTCATTTCTGCATAGTTAGGTTTATTCCTCCGGCAATCAAACAGTGGTTTACATGAGGTTTGATTGCCGCAAGAATAAAACAACGTCCAGCCGCGCCGGAAGATCGGCGGTTCTGCATACAT